CCACAGCAATGGGGTCAACCGAAGCAGACAGAGTTGTGTCGCTGACCCTGCTGATGCTTGGCTTCTACATAGTCTTTGCTTTCAACCACATGCTTGACAGCTATTTCTACGGCGTCGGTCGGACAGATTTAATGCTCTATCAGTCGTTATTCGTGAGCATCGTTTACTACGGTTCCGCTTTTGTCGCGTATCGAATGGGCGTGTTCGTACCAGATCTGCAGCTGATCGCTTTGCTGTTCGGGGGTGGCATAGTCATCGACTCGTTGGTTACCCTTTGGCAGTTCAATCGGTCCGGATATTTTCAGCTGGCGCACCAACACCCAGAAGCAACGAAAGGTTAAAACGCGCCAATGCGAGGAGGACTTATCGTGTCGTTTTCCAGTTCTCCACGATCAACCCTGGCACGCCGTCGACGGCCCGTTCTGCATCATGCGCCAGATCCAGCCGCTTCGGCAGCTTCACCTGCGGCACCAGCAGGAAGATCGGCGCGGTCACAACGCCTCGGCCAGTTTTCGACTTGGAAGCAACCGCTCGGCCCTTGGTGTTCAGCCGCCCTTCCGCCACCAGCAGGCTGGGCCCCCTCCGGCGATAGATGAACCGCAGGCGCAACCCAGTGCGGCGTTCCCATTCACCGGGGGTGATCCGGCCGCCCTTGGTGCTTTTCCCGGCGGCGGGTGTGGGGATCGCAAGCCAGAACCCATTCTTGGACCGGATCAGTGGCCCGGTGTCATGCGCGCCGATGATCACCGGCGCGTTCGACCAGACCAGCGCCGCCGCGTTCAGGCTGTCGCCGGATTTGGGGAAACTTGCGAGGCGGATGGAGTTGCCAAGGCGGGTACCCAGCCCAGCGCCGGTGATCTGGCCGCGCCAGGCGGATTTCAGAGAGGTTCCCGCCTCGCGCATGGCGGCGGACACCGCCTTTTCACCGGCAGCGATTTCCGCCTGCATCAAGGCGGCGATGTCGGGGTTGATCTCGATCCTGAGCCTCATGTTGGCCGCAGGTCCAAGGACCAGATCAGACGATCACGATCCCGCATGGGTTCTCCCTGGATCGTAAAGCTGTCGGCCCCGATCACGATCAGATCGCCGGGGCGGGGATCGGGCAGGTCTGCGACGCGCACGTCCACCATCATGGTATCGCTGACAAAGCGCCCAGCCCCGAATTCGGTGATGCGGTCCGGGGCGCGACGTATGACACGGATTGGCATTTCCTCTGACGTGGTGGCCGAGATCCACAATGCGGCCACCGCCATGGACGGGTTGGCATAGATGCGGTCCATGGCGGCAACAAAGACGTTCATGGCGGACCCGTCAGTTCGAGGTATGAATGCGGATCGCGATGCGCGGCCGCTTGTTCACCGGCAGGATCGAGGCCTCGGTCATGAGATCGATCCAGCGGCCCTTTTCGTCCAGATGCTGACGCGCGTAGAGCGGCAGACCCATCGAGTTGGCCGCCTCCAGCAGGTTGGCCGGGCCGCCATAGGTGGTGAAGGTGTCCATTGTCCCAAGGGGGAAGGCGATACCCTCGCTGGCGGGCACCAGCCGTTCGGTGGCTTTGGTGGAAAGTGTCACCGTCCCGCTGTATTCTTCGAACACGATGCCCGCGAAGGGGAAGTTGCGCCGCACATCCTGGCGCAGGGGCTGCGCGCCCGTGGCGGCATAGAACTTGTAGGCCTCTTCCGTCTTGGGATGTGCGATCAGCTTGTCGAAGAATTCCCGGCTGACGAGGGCATGCACATCACTCATGCTTTCGCCCAGCAGGTTGTCTTCCATGGCGCGCAGGACTTCGCGGACCTTGCCTTGGACATTGGTGCCAGCGGTGCCGAGGACAAAGTCGACCGAGATTTGCGCCAGACCAAACTCGGTGAAGTAGTTGTAGAGCGTGATGCCTGCGCCGTCTTTGACGATGCCACGCAGGGCGTTCATCTCCATGTATTCGCGGGTCTGGGCGTGCTTGCGGCGCATCAGCTGCAGCTTGCGGTTCATTACCTCGACCAGCGGGTCGGCCCCGTCGAAGACGCCCAGCGCGGGTTGGCCCTGAATGTCGCCGGGCAAGATCACATCATCATGCGGGATCCACGGCAGCGCGAAGGACCGCATCGAACGGCCTTCCCGCGTGCCGACGGTGGCGGGGCCGCCCAGCGGGACGGAGGGCAGCAAGTTCAGCACGCCCTCGTATTGCTCGATGATCACCGAGCGCTGGCTGACGCCCTCGAAGCGGAAGAGGCCGATCTGGCCGAGGCGGGTGTAGAGGTTGGGCAGGATGTTGATGGCCTGCGTCATCTCGGCCAGCGAATAGCCGCCAGCGTCAAAGGGATTGCGGACAAGGGTCATGGGGTGCTCCGGGGGAAAGAGGGATGGATGTGGATGCGCCGCGCCGGTGGGCGTCAGACGCCGTCGCGGGCGATGATGCCGACGGCAGCCAGCTGGCCGAGCTTGGTGGTGATCTTGGCGCCATCATCGACGGTGCTGTCGTAGGCGAGGCCTGCGCGCGATACGATGCTGGGGCCACGGGCGACGGCAATACCGCTGGCGTCGGCGAGCGTGGCATCGACGGCATAAAGGAGCACAGCGGTAGCGGTCTGCGCACCGTCTGCGCCACCGCTGGTTGCCAGCTTGTATTTGCCGCTGGCTGTGATGCGCCCGAGGACCGAGCCGACCGGATAGGGCATGCCGATCAACAGGGTGATGACTTCGCGGGTGTAGTTCGGGTTGACCTCATATTTGAGGACATCGCCCATGCTGGGCTGTTCCGTCAGGACGGGCATTGGTCAGTCTCCATTTTTTGGGTGAGGGAAGTGGGCGCTGGATCAGCGTTTGGCGTCGGTTGCAGCCTTTTTGGCAGCTGCGATGATCGGGCTGTCTTTTGCAGCCGCCGCAGCCGGGGCGGTGGCGATGATGCCAGCGGCATCGCTGCGGGCGGCCAAATCGGCCAGGACGCGGGCGCGCAGGGCTTCGGGCTTCAAGCCACGCGAGACCGCGTCAGCCGCGTCGATTTGGACCCCGAGGCGGGCGGCCTGCGCACAGACCTGCGCGACTTCGGCTGCTTCTGCACGAACAGCGTCGGCGTTCATTGCCGCTGTGTCGGGTGCCACTGCAACCGACAGCACGGGCATCGTTGGTGCGGCCGCTGTTGTTGTCTGTGTGGGATTGGTGACGGCTGTCGGTGCCGGGTTCGGGGTATCGGTGGGCGTGTTGGTCATCTGTGGACCCTTTCTGCTGGGGGGAGTAGTGCCGCGGGGCGCGGCGGAGAAAGCGTGGAAGGCAGTGACGGGATCGGCCAATTCGTCGGCGAGGCCCGCTGCGATGGCATCAGCGCCGCGAAACACGGCCGCTTCGGTGGCAAGTGCAGCTGCATGGCTGAGACGATCCCCGCGCCCTGCGGCGACGGTCTCTGCAAAGAGGAAGCGCACCACCTCCAGCTCGCGTTGCATCTGGTCGTGCACGGCTTCGGGCAGGGGCTGATATGGATTGGCGTCGATCTTGTGGACCCCGGCATGGATCAGCGTGACGGCGATGCCCTTTTGATCCAGTGCCCCGCTCATATCCGTGTGCAGCGCAACGACGCCGATGCTGCCGACAGCGCCGGTGCGGGGCAGGATGATGCGGTCGGCCTGAGAGGCCAGGACGTAGCCAGCGGACAGCGCGTGTTCGGCCACGAAGGCGTGCACCGGCTTCTGTGCGCGCGCCGCCCGAATGCGGTCGGCCAGATCGAAGGCGCCAGCGACCTCGCCACCGAAGCTGTCGATGTCGAGTGCGATGCCCCGCACGCCGGGATCGGCCAGCGCTGCCAGCAGCTGAGCGGCGATCCCCTCGTAGGAGGTCAGGCCGGAAGATTGCCCAATCCACGACCCACGGTGCACAAGTGTGCCCGCGATTTCGATGACGGCGATGCCGTCGATCATAGCGAAGGGCTGGCTACCGTTCCGCTGGTGGCGCTGGGCCAGATCGTTCCCGAACAGCGAAGCACGGACGGGCAGGCTGGGGGCAGTCTGGTCAGCGGCTTCCCCCTCCAGCCCCTGGAAGGTGATTTCCTGCCCGGTGATGCGCGGACCCAACCCCGACAGGAAGGCCAGCGCCTTGGCCGGGTCGACCATCAGCGGTGTGTTGAAAGCGCGCTGGGCGATCTGGGCGTGGTGCATCATGCGCCCTCCTTAGGGTCAGGTTTCTCGTCGCCGGTGTCGTCGGCCTCGTCGTCTTTGGCGCTGTCCTGATCCGCATCTTTCGCCGTGTCTTCGCCCGGCCCTTGTGCCGGGGATCCCGGCCTCCGGAAGTCGAGGCCCATATCCCGTTCGCGTTTCCGCTCGGCGGCAATTTCCCGGTCCACCTGCTCGGCGTCGTAGCCGCGCTCGGCCAAGGCTTGGGTGCGGGATTTCAGCCCTGCCTCGATCTGCAGGATCTCGGCCGAGGCGTCCTTCATCGGGTCGATCCAGTCCCATTTGGTCGGCAACCAGGCGCAGGCCTGATATTGCCGCCGCTGGCTGTCATAGCCCGGCAGTTCCAGCGCGCCTGACAGCACGGCCGTGTCCATCCAGCGCACCCAGACCGCGCGGCAGAGCTGATAGACCAACACGCCGTGCTGCCAGGCCGAGATGCGGCGGCGGAATTCGATGAGGCTGATCCGCGTGTTCGAGAAGTTGCCCTTGGCCGTGTCGCCGGTCAGATAGCCATAGGGTACGCCCAGCGCCGCCGCGATTTGCAGCAGGGTCCGATACTGGAACGGCTCATAGGTGCCGCCGGAGTCAGGCGTGGCCGGGGTGGAAACATCCTCGCCGGGATCCAGCCGCACCACCTGGCCGGGTTCGACTTCGAGATCCTCCTCGGTCGGTTCCAGCGGGGTTTCGGGGGCGGGGGAGGTGATGAACATCGCGAACATCGCCGCGATCTTCTTCCGCTCCAGCTCGGCGTCGTCGTAGAGGTCGAGTGTGAACAGCTTCACGATGGCGGCGGCGAAGCGTGAGACCCCGCGTAATTGCCCCGCCTCGACCGGGTCGAGGACGTGGATGACGTCACCAGCCGGGACACGGACGCTTTCGCCCGCGAGGCCGGGATCGGTCAGATCACCCGGATGGCGGCGCAAGAAGTGGTATGCGACACGGCGGCCGATGCCGTCGAACTCGATGCCCTGACGGATCAGTCCGGCGCCGGGCAGGGTGCGGTTCATGTCGAGCGGCAGCATTTCTGCGGGCAGCATCTGCAACTGGAGCGGGACGGTCAGGCCATCCTCCAAGCGCCGGGGCCGGATGCGGATGAATACCTCGCCCGACAGGAACACCTCGCGCGCGGCGCGGCGCTGCAGCCCATAGAAATCGGTCAGCCCTTCGGCATCGGCATCGTCGGTCCAGGCGAGCCATAGCGCCTGCAACTCTTCTTTCTTGGCGGCATCGGCGATGGAACTGGACGGCTTGATGCCATCGCCCACGACATTGCTGGCGAAACTCTCCACCGCATTCGCCGCATAGCCATTGTTGCGCACCAGCCAGCGGGCGCGGGCGGTGATCGTATCGCCCGATGCCGCGATCAGCGTGTTCACATGGGCGCGGCTGGCGCGAAACCCACGCAGGCGGCGATGGGCCTGCGCGGCATCGAAACCCCCGATGATCGAGCCGATGCGCTGGCGAAAGGCCTCGAACGCCATGGATCACAGGCCCTTCGAGGCCACGGTGCCCCAGCGGCGACGACGTGGCGCACCGGTTGTGGCCGTGGCAATCCGGGTTTCGAGATCGCTGATGGCGTTCGCCAGTTCGGCGTCAGAGCCATAGTTGATCGACTTGCCGTCATAGCTGACCGACCGGACGCCCGCATAGCGGGCCTCCTGCAACGCGGCCAACAGCGCGCGCATCCGTTCCAGATCCATCTCAATCCCTCATGAAGTTCGGTGTGTAGGCCCGGCGTTTGCGCCGTGGCGTTGTCGGTGTTCCGGCCTTGGGCGCGGCGGGCGTGGCGGGTTCTGTTGGGGTCGCAACCTGCGCTGCTGGTCGGGTTTCCACTCCGGCCTGCGCTTCCAGCCGCCGCCATGTCGCCTCGTCCCAGCGATCTGCACCCATGATCCAAGCTGCAGCCCGGGCATAGACCCGTGTGTCGAGCGCCTCGTTGCGCTCGCGCATCTTTTGCCATTCTTGGTGGGCATAGCCGCGCTTGTTGCGCACGGTGACCAGCTGTTCAGCCACCAGCTGCTTGAGCCATTCGGTATCGATCCAGTCGGGCAAGTGGACCGTGCCCGGGGCATCCAGCACGCCCAGCGCGCGGTCCTCATCGGACAGGCGTTCCAGCCGCAGGAAGCGGTAGGTTTCGGTCTTGAAGGTGGCCGTGGCCACAGACCACAGCCGCGCGCCCCGGCGCAGACGTTTGCCGCCGATGGTGGCATCGACAAAGGTCGGCCCTGACACCGGCGTGGCGCGGTTGAAGCCCTCCAGGCCCTTGATCGGGCAGACCTGATCAAAGCCCTGTTTCCGCGCCCATGCGTAAACTGCCGGGGCTTCATAGCCGGTGTCGATGGCTAGTTTGCCGATGACCATGACCGCGCCATTGGCGCAAGCCCATGTTCGACCAAAGAGCGCGGTCAGCTTGTCCCAGCAGGCCGGATCGTCCGGGCCGCCCGCAATGACGATGTGATCGACCAGCCAGGAATCGAGGCCGCGACCCCATGCCCAGACGTCGACCTCGATCCGGTCTTTCTGCACGTCCACGCCAGCCGTCAGGAACAGACCGCCGACGGGGATCTGCACGCCCGCGTAGCTTTCGCGACGTTCGGCAAGCCGCTGCCACTCAGGGGCTTCGCCCGACTCCACCCACGTCTCGCCCAGAAGCGTGTTTTGCGCGACGCGCAGCATCGCCTCCGAGCCTTGGGCTGCCAGCCATTCCCGCGCGACCTGTTGCCAGCATTTCCAGCCCAAGGGCGAATAGAGCGCCGAGATGTGGAAGCCGATGGAATGCGGATCGGCGGAAACGGCGGTTGCGCGCCACTCGCCGCGCGCCAGCATCTGCGTCTTGTGATGCTCGGCGATGGATTTTTCGCAGCCCTCGCAATGATAGGCGGCGGTGTCAGGCCGCCCCTTGTCCCAGCGCAGGCGTTCAAACTGCAGCCATTGCATGGCCCCACAATGCGGACAGGGGACGAAATACCGGCGCTGGTCCGAGGCATCGAACTCGCGCTCGATCCGCGACAAACCCCGGATCGTCGGGGTCGAGACCATGAACACCTTGCGCCGGTGCGAGAAGGTGGTGGTCCGCGCCTCGGCCAGTGAGACCGGGTCGCCTTCTTCGTCAGCCGAGGCCGGATAAGCGTCCACCTCGTCAAGAAAGATATACCGCGCGGGCATGGACCGCAGGCCAGCCGCCGAATTGGCACCGGTCAGCACGAGGATGCCGCCCGGGAACTCCTTCGACAGCATTGAATTGCCAGCATCGCGCGACCGGGCCGGATTGACCCTCTCACGCAGCGCAGGGGAGTCCGCGATCAGAGGGTCCAGCCGCCCGCGTGACGTGCGCTTGGCCAGGTCCAGCGATGGTAGTACCGCCAGCATCGGGCCGGGCGCGTGGTGAATGACAAAGCCGATCCAGTTGTTGCCAGCCTCGGTCGCCCCGACCTGTGCCGCCTTCATGAAGGTCACACGCTGGGCCGGGTGCCGCGGCGACAGGGCATCCATGATTTCGCGAAGGTAGGGCGCGCGGGCGGTGCGATATCGCCCCGGTTCGGCCGCAGCACGAGACGATAGCCAGCGGTGTGCATCCGCCCATTCCGACACTGTCAGGTCCGGGTCGGGGCGCATGCCCTTGCGCCAGCTGCGCAAGATGTCTTCGGCCCCATCAAAGCCAAGGTCGAGATCGTCCGTCAGATCCCCGCTGGTCAGATCATCTTTGTCATCATCCAAGCGAGACCCGGAGATCGGCGAGGGCTTCGAGGTGCTGTCTGACATGGGCTTCCAACACCCTCTGCAGGATCGCGGCCTCGATGATCACCGGTGTTCCGGTTTGCTTTTCCACTCCCAGAGCCACTTCCGCCGCCATCAGTGCTGACACGCGGGCAGGCCAGGTGACCCATGTGTCGCGTTC